CTTATACACAATAGCGAAATTATAAATAAGAATGAGTAGAACGGTGAACTTTAACACCATAAACTTTAGTCTCTATAAGAGATAATATAGAACAGAAAGTTCCAACCAAATCTACTCACCTTTATTATTAACAGGTGATAATATTATGACACTAGACGAACTACAGCAACAAGCTGAAAAAGACTTGAAGATGGATGACTTAGAACTTGGAGATGAATCTCTGAAGTCTGCATCTCTTCACCAAAAATACCTAACTATCTACAACACTTTTAGACAACTCGTTCTTATGAATGAGGGAACTTATCGTGTACTCTATCGAAAGAAATGGGAGTACTATGGTGGTAAAGCAGACCCTATTGTCTATCGTGATAACCCTTTCGATCATAAAATACTTAAAGTTGACATCCCCATTTACTTGGAGTCGGATGAAGAACTTATTAAAGCAAAACAGAAAGTCGAATACTATAAGATGTGTACTGACTCGTGTGAACGAATTCTCAAACAGATACAATCTAGAGGATGGGATATAAAGAACGCAATTGAATGGCGTAAATTTGTAGACGGTGCTATCTAGTGACTCAAGTTACTAAAAAGGATGAGGTATTCCTCAGAGTGGATACTGAAGCCTCGACTGCAAGGTCGTTATCAGAACATTTTACATTTGAAGTGCCAGGCGCTAAGTTTATGCCTGCATATCGAAATCGTATATGGGATGGTAAGATTAGATTATTCTCTCCACAAAATGGAGAGTTATACCTTGGATTACTTTCGTATTTAGAAAAGTGGTTAGAGGATTGGGATGAACCATATGAAATAAGTGAGGAACTTAAAGATGAGAAACAAATCAGCAGAGAAGTCTTGGAAGGATTCATTACGAGTCTTAAACTTAAAAGTAGGAATCAATCAATATCTCCAAGAGACTACCAAGTTAATGCCGTGGATTATGCAATCAGAAAACATCGTGCTTTACTTCTTAGCCCTACTGCATCTGGTAAATCACTTATCATCTATATTCTCGTAAGATACTATGAGTTACTTTTACAACCACAAGATAACGACAAGATACTTATTCTTGTTCCAACAACATCTCTAGTAGAACAGATGTACTCAGACTTTCTTGACTATGGATGGGATGAGAAATATCTACAGAAGATATACAGTGGACATGATAAGAATGTATCTAAGAAAGTTGTTATATCTACATGGCAATCTATCTACAAATTTCCAAAGAAATACTTTGCACAGTTTGGTTGTGTTATTGGGGACGAAGCCCATTTATTTAAAGCAAAGTCCTTGACAAATGTTTTAACTAAATTAGATGTATGTAAGTACAGGTTTGGTTTGACAGGTACACTTGATGGTATGCAGACACATAGATTAGTTCTTGAAGGACTATTCGGTTCACTAAATAGAGTAGTATCCACAAAAGAACTTATTGACAAAAAGACACTTGCTGCATTCGATATCAAAGCATTGGTATTGACATACTCAGAAGAAGAGTGCAAACTTGTCAAGAATATGAACTATCAAGATGAGATGGATTTTATTGTCACTCATCAAAAGAGAAATGAATTCATTAGGGATTTAACTCTTAACCTCAATACTAATACTTTAGTATTGTTTCAGTATGTAGAGAAACATGGAAGTGTTCTCTATGATATGATTAATAATTCTGCTAAAGACAGAAAAGTATTCTATGTCTTTGGCGGTACGGACACACAAACTCGTGAACAAATTAGAGAAATTACAGAGAAAGAAAAGAATGCAATCATTGTTGCGTCTTATGGTACTTTTAGTACTGGTATCAATATTCGGAATCTCCATAACATCGTGTTCGCAAGTCCAAGTAAGTCCAGAGTTCGTGCCTTGCAATCGATTGGTCGTGGACTGCGTAGGTCTGAAAGTAAAGATACCGCTACCCTCTTCGACTTAGCAGATGACTTGTCTTATAAGAGTAAAAGAAACTTTACTCTGAACCACTTCATGGAACGAATAAATATCTATAATGAAGAGCAATTCGATTACACAATCAATAGGATAAAAATCAAATGACTGAATACAAGATTCTAAAACTTTTAAGTGGTGAAGAAATTATTTGTAATCTAGTGGCTGACGAACATCCAAGAACTTTTGAAATACAATCTCCCCTACAAATATCAGTTGTACCAAAAGTAACAAAGTACGGAATAGACGAATCTGTATCTTTAGTAAGATGGATACACTTTTCTGAGGAAAATACTTATAATATAGATAAAAGCAAAGTAATGATTATCACAAATGCTTCTACGGGCTTGTCTAAGTTTTATGAACATTGTGTTATGAGGATGAATGCAGATGTTGATCTTGTCGAAAGAGAACCAACAGATGCCGAACTAATGGGTATCGAAGAAGAGGAATGGGATGAAGAGTATGGAGAAGTACTTACTAAGACTATACATTAGTTCTATTCATTCTCATACCCTACATAGCTAATATACCAAGTTGTCAATAGAAAAGCAAGAGATTTTTAAAATAAATTTAAATTAATTAAGCTATTGACATCTCTGTGTAAATCTGTATAATGGTTAATAAGTTGCATAAAAACATGCATACAATGTGGAGTTAAATATATGTCTAAAAAGAAATCGGGTGCTCATTATGTAAATAATAAAGAGTTCCTTGCGGCGATGTCGGAATGGAAAGAGCGATGCAAAGATGCAGAAGCACAAGGTGACCCACAACCACCTGTGACCAACTACATTGGGGAGTGTTTCCTAAAGATTGCTAACCACCTATCCTATCGTCCAAATTTTATAAACTATACTTATAGAGATGAGATGATATCTGATGGTATTGAAAACTGTCTACAGTATTGTAGTAACTTCAATCCAGAAAAATCAAACAACCCTTTTGCTTATTTTACGCAGATAATCTATTATGCGTTTATTCGTAGAATTCAAAAAGAAAAGAAACAACAACATGTTAAACATAAGATAATTGAAAACATGAACGTGGATATTCTTATGGATGGAGACAGTGAACAAGGTGTTTTTGTGGAGTATCTACAGAAGAACTTCCTACCACCAGAAGCAGTGTACAAACCTAAAAAGAAAACCAAGAAAGAACCAAAGGGACTTGAAAAATTTTATGATGAACAAGGTGATGAGATAATAGATGAAAATAGCACTGATAACTGATACCCATTTCGGTGCCCGCAATGACAACTTAGCATTTAACGATTACTTTTACGAATTTTGGGAGAATGTATTTTTTCCATATATCGAAGAGAATGGTATTGATACGGTTATTCATTTGGGTGACGTTATGGACAGACGTAAGTTTGTATCCTACAAGATAGCACAAGACTTCCGTAAAAGATTTATTCAAAGATTTGTAGACAAGGGTGTTACTCTCCATATGATGGTGGGTAATCACGATACGTTTTATAAGAACACTAATGATGTTAACTCTCTTGGTGAACTTGTAGAGGGACGTTACCCTAAGATGTTTGTATATCCAGAAGCAACTACTGTTGAGTTTGATGGTACACCAATATGTTTTATTCCTTGGATTTGTCCAGATAATTATGGACATACAATGGAACACATTCAGAATACTAAAGCACAAGTTGCTATGGGTCACTTAGAAATCAATGGTTTTGAAATGCACGCTGGACATTTTTCAGAAGGTGGTTATGATAAACAATTTCTAAGAAAGTTTGATACAGTATTCAGTGGACACTTCCATAAGAAGTCTGATGATGGACAAGTTTATTATCTTGGTAACACTTATCAAATGACATGGAGTGATGATGGTTGCCCTAAAGGGTTTCATGTATTTGATACATCTACAAGAGAACTAGAACGTATTGTTAATCCATACAAAATATTTCAAAAGGTTTACTATGATGAGAGTACGACAGACTATACTCAGTTTGATGTAAGTCAACTAGAAAATAAGTTTGTTAAAATTATTGTAGTCAATAAGAAGGACTTCTATGCATTTGATAGATTTATCGATAGAGTACTTGGTGAGTCTGGTGCTCACGAGGTAAAGATTGTAGAGGACTTTAGTGAACTAGATGCAGAGAATGTTGATGACACTATTGTAGAAAATGCAGAGGATACCATGACTTTACTAGAGCGTTACATTGCAGAATTGGATGTGACACTAGATAAGAACCGACTAACTAATATGATGAAATCTTTATATCTTGAAGCGAGTGACTTAGAACTGTAATGATAATATTTAAAAAAGTGCGTTGGAAGAACTTTCTTTCGACAGGGAATAATTTTACTGAAATACAGTTGGACAGAAGTTCAACTACATTGATAATTGGTGAGAATGGTGCTGGTAAGAGTACTGTTCTTGATGCTCTTTGTTTTGGATTGTTTAATAAACCATTCCGTAATATCTCAAAGAAACAATTAGTCAACTCAGTAAACAGTGGTGCATCTGTTGTTGAAGTAGAATTCAGTATTGGAACTAAAGAAGTAAAAGTTGTTCGTGGCATAAAACCTAATATATTTGAAGTATGGGTTAATGGTAACATGATTAATCAAGATGCAAATGCTCGAGATTATCAGAAACACTTAGAGCAACAAATCATGGGATTGAACTATCGTTCTTTCACACAAGTTGTTATTCTGGGTTCTTCTACATTCGTACCGTTTATGCAATTACCAACTAAAGCACGCCGTGAGGTTGTCGAGGATATCCTAGATATTAAGATTTTTTCTTTAATGAACTTCCTATTAAAGAATAAGACTAAAGAATTAAATGAAGAAACTCGTAATGTAGAATACAACTTTGATTTGACTAGGGAGAAGATTACTCTACAAGAGAAGTTTATTGACCAAGTAGTTAACAACAAATCAGTTATTATTGCTGAAAATCAGCAGAAAGTATCTGATAATGAATTTACAATTAATAGTCGGAAAGAGGACATTATTGGGTTAGAACAGGACAAAACTAAATTGTCTTATGATGCTCAAGAACAAGCAAGGTTAGAAGAAAAGATTACTAAACTTAGTAAAACAGAAGCTGCACTTCAAAACAGGAAAGATAACCATGACCGTCAAATCAAATTTTTCAAGGACAACGATGAATGCCCGACTTGCGAGCAGTCGATTACGGACACAACAAAGCAGACGCAGATTACAACTAGAACCGAAAAGGTTGGAGAAATCACAGATGGAATCCGACAATTGGAAGAGTTGGAAAACAACGAAAAGTCAAAACTAGATGTTATTATAACAAACTTAGAATCGATTCGTAAGCATGATGTAGAGATTGCAAAGATTCGTGCAACCATTACTGAGATGGAAAAGTTTAATGATAAGTTAAGAAAAGACATTGAGACATATGAGAGTGGTTCTATATCAGAAGAAGATAAAGATAAACTTGCAAAACTCAAAGGACAGATAGAACTTATAGAAGAACAGAAGTCTAAGTTGACTGAAGATAAATTCTATGTTGATGTTGCTCGTAACTTACTACAAGACTCTGGTATTAAGACTAAGATTATCAAACAGTATCTACCAATTATGAATAAGTTGGTAAACACATACCTTTCTTCGATGGACTTCTTTGTCAATTTTAATATTGATGAGAACTTCAATGAAACTATCAAGTCACGCTTTCGTGACGAATTCTCCTATGCATCATTCTCTGAAGGTGAGAAGATGCGTATCGACCTTGCACTACTATTCACATGGCGTGCAATCGCAAAGATGAAGAACTCTACCAATACTAACCTACTAATCTTAGATGAAATCTTTGATTCTTCTTTGGATGGTACAGGTACAGATGACTTCCTTAAAATCCTTAATACATTCCATGACCAGAATGTATTTGTTATCTCACACAAACAAGACATGTTATTTGATAAGTTCAGAAGTATTGTCAAGTTTGAGAAGGTTAAGAACTTCAGTAGAATAGCCACAGATTAATTCAAAAAAACTTCAATAAATGCCTTGACTTTTGTTCTCAGAACATGTATACTATATTAGTAACAATGAGAAAAGGAAAGAAGTTATGACATTAACCCCAGAATTTAAACAATTTATGGATAATATGTGGGCTCAAGAGTTAGTCATAAATGGTAAGAAAGTCGTAGACCGTACTGTCGGTTTCGGTGCATTACCAGACATTACACTTACTCTTGAAGATGGAACTTTTTTGAGTGCTAAAGAATTATTCAAAAATGTTTCAAAAACATCTTGACTTTTGTTCTAATAACGTATATAATGAATATACAAACTGTGAAAATAACTAGGAGAAATATATAATGGCACATGAACTTGAAATGATAAACGGTGAAGCACAAATGGCTTATGTTGGGGATGTTCCTTGGCATGGACTAGGTACTAAGGTTGACCGTGAATTAACACCAGACCAATTCCAAAAGGTTGCTGGACTTGATTGGACAGTAGAAAAACAACCTCTTGTAACTGCAACTGGTATTCCTATTAAAAACAAAGAGGCACTTATCCGTTCCTCAGACAACTCTGTACTAGACGTTGTTGGTACTGGTTGGAATCCAGTACAGAACTCAGAAGCATTTGAATTCTTCCATGACTATGTGATGGCAGGTGATATGGAAATGCATACTGCTGGTTCACTTAAAGATGGACAAATGGTTTGGGCACTTGCAAAGACAAAAGAGTCTTTTGAGTTGTTCAAAGGTGACCAAACAGATAACTACTTTCTGTTTACTAACCCACACCAATTTGGTAAATCTATCAATATCCGTATGACACCTATTCGTGTTGTATGTAATAACACTCTTACATTGTCTTTATCACAAGATACTGATAAGATGGTTACTGTAAACCACCGTAAAGCATTTGACCCAGATATGGTTAAAGAACAAATGGGTATTGCGAAAGAGAAAATGGAACAGTACAAATCAATGGCTGCATTCCTTGGTGGAAAACGTGCTACTGGTGACAATGTAATCCAGTACTTCAATGAAGTATTCGGTGCGCCTGCAAAA